ATACATATCCTTGTTTAAATACGTTTCTGCTTTATCAAAATATTTTTTTAACGTTTGTGATACAGCTTCATGTTCATTTTCAGGGAATTTCTTTTTATTCATTTCAAAGTCTGCTTCAACCTGTTTTTTCATCGCTGGAGTTATGATTGCCCGACTTGTAGTTGTGTCTGTTTTCCCCGGCTTAGCTGCACTTGCCAGATTTTCCATTGTCTGCACCTTACTTGATCGTGCAGGTTTTGATCCAAATTTCTGACCATTAAACTTACCACCGGCACCAGCAACAATTTCTCCGTTTTTAACAAGTACACGGGCGCCCTTAATAGTTCTCCATTCCCCTTCTTCTGCGTCATACGCTTTAATCCGCATTAAATTCTCTTTTGTTTTATCCATAATTTACCTCCTCGCAAAATAATCATATTGTTTGTCACAGCATAGATCTAAATACTCAATAAATCCACTGCATTTAACGGTGCCGCCTTGCATTTTATGCATCAAGCGTTATAATAAAGATAAGAAAAGCACTTGGGTTAGCGTAGCAAGTGGTCTGTACGCTTAGCAATGCCAGATTAGTTTACATGCTTCTGGCGCCTTAGTGCTTTTTTGTTGTTTCGGAAACATTTTCATCCCATCCGGTAAGTACGAATGTGAAATGATCATCAAAATAGGTGGGAGATATTACTGCTGTATAGTGATCTTTCCTTATATAAAACCTTCCATTTCTACTGTCAAGATTCCCGTTTTCTATGATATCCGGCAAATGCTGCAAGAACTCATTAGCGTCAATCCCCTGAGATTGTCTTTCTTGTATAATGTGCTTGAGCCCCATAAAATCATCGCCCCACGGCAGTGCTATGCTTCCTATATCTGATCTGGTGAATGCATCAGGTACATACCCACTTTTCGTTTCTAAGAGCTTATTTATAGCATTGATTCCCTTATATCCACCATGAATTGGAGAGCCGATCTGTTTTTCATATCCTTCCGCCTTCGTATATTTCGGAGCCTTGATTTTCGGTGTATATTTCTGCCCCTTTAACGGACCATTCTTTATCTCACCGTCCTCATCTACCTTTACATGGGTTCCATTCATAGTCACCCATTTACCACTATCTTGTACAGAATTTGATGTTTTATGTAATTCATCTCCATCGCTTTCCGATTCATCCACCCCCAACATTCCGCTAAATCCGCCAAACTCCCCTTCCTCTTCTATTTCATCGGAAGCTTTCATGATGTCTTCATCTGTGATGTTTGTCCACACGCCAGTACGCTCACTCTGCTGCTTAAGCTCCTGCAGCGCGGTACGTTTTGACACAAGCCCTGCATTAAGTGCCGTTACCACGTTCTCCGTGCCCGTTTTAGCCAGCTCGCTCCGCTCTTTGTCGGAGGGTTCAGATACCGGGTCAAAATCGAAATCTAAATCATCAGGAACTGCCCCAAAAACGCTCATGCAGAGAATCGGCAACAGTTTATTCAGTATCGGACGCAGTTTTGATTCCTGTTCTTGCCCGATCATGTCGTAATAATTTTGCAGGTCACTTTCGCCTGTGGCATTCATTCCGGCTGGAGCTCGTCCAAATAACTTTGTGGCAGGTATCTGTGCCGCACCGGATATATCCATCATGAACTGCTGGTAAACCTCGGAAATGCCGCCGAATGTGTACTGGTGTGTTTCAAAACCATCTTCTTTATCAAGCACCTGCACGCCGCTATTACTCATGAGCCAGTTTTGCGCCTGTATCGTTTTGTACAATTCCGCCTGCGTTTGCTCGTCTGTAGCAGATAGCGTTTGTCCCAAGTCGTTCATCTTGAGTACACGAAGCGACGCCATGAACGTGAGCTGCGCTATATTCCATGAAACATTATCACGCTTCTTCAGCTCGTCAAACACTGATTCTATCACCGAGGCGCCCCACTGTTCCTCTGACTGGCTCTCCCAGTACGGCAGATCATCCCCGATAAATCGAAGCACACGTGAATTATGAATCTTGGTAGTTACACCTGATACGGTATCCGTCACAAGATAATATTTCGGCAGCCCGTATTCCGGGTCGCTGATATCGCCTATCAATTCCCCTGATGGAGAAACACCATTCCACCGGTCTAAAACCGTAATACCGCAGAAATCCCCAGGCATTATACGATCCAAATCAACAGGTTCTGAAAGATCATACCCCTGCCCCTTAATCAGCATGACGCCTACCGCGCCACCATATAGACGTCCCCACTGCATGCCCGTTTTGATTTTCTGTATGAGCTGCGTCCGGCGGAGGACAAGGTCTATTCGCTTCAGCGCCTTCGGATCTACTTCCGTCGTGATAGTAATCCAATTCTTCAGCATATCTCCCGGAATAATGTCCACAATCCGACGCATTATCCAGTGTTCACGATATAAACTGTTCAGTAAGTTATAATTCCGTGTCAGGCGCTGCATTTGATAGGTGGTTCCCTCCATCAAGCTCGGCATCCCTGCACCTATTCGCGCCAAAGCGTTGGCAAATGCGTCGCGGGCAGGTGCTCTCTTTGGATTCCCCGCCGGCACCTGTATTCTTTTTTTCTTACGCATTCGCAAGCCTCCTTGATCTGATTACTGTCTGACAATAATAACGCAGGGCGTCGACGCTGTGGTCATTCACCTTTATCGGTTTTTCCCTGCCGCCATTCTGTATAGCCTTTTCATCCCATGCGTAGCTTTGCATTTCTTTAACAAGCATGGGGCAGTTTTCCTTGTATATTCGAATTTTCTTCTTCGTGAGCATTTTATTTACTGTGCGGATTCCTTCCAGTACACTGTTGTCCGCATTAATCGTATCCACAGTCTCCTTTGCCCGGAGTCCGCGGTTCCTCATTTCTATTTTGAAGCTGGCAGCAGACGGGTCAATGATAACCGCCGACGGCGCATAGTCTACTGAATTAATAAACTCCATGAGATCATCACCGTATTGACTGTTATCCTTTTCATGCTTTCCTTCCTCCCGGCTGTTCCAATAATATTCTCTTACCACCCAAGCCACGTCTCCGTCGTCCCATATATCTAAGAAGCACATCGGATTGACGGTGCCATAGTCGATAGATATATACCGGCGGTACAATCTCGGATTGTTGTAAATATACTCCAGCTGGTTTTTATCAAAATACAGGTCATCGCTCCAAGCGTCTTTATAAATAGCGCCCTGCGCCATGACCCACAATCCCAAAATAAAACGCTTATAAAATACACCGCTGTAGGTGGTTTTATAGCGTTCTCTCACATCTTCAGAAAGAGAAGGGTTGTCGTCCATCGTGAAATGGAGATGAAGCATTCGCTTCTCTTCCTTTTTTTCTATCCAGTTTTTTAAAAACCAGTGCATAGGGCTTTCCGGGTTGCAGTTGAACCACATCTTTGCTCCCGGGACGGAACAACGTCCTGTCGCCTGATTGACAAATGATTCCGGCATAAGCGCCACCTCATCGCAATACAATCCGGCAAGTGTCATGCCTTGTATTAAATCTTGAGAGGACTCATCTCTTCCGCCGAAGATGTAAAAGTAATTCACGGATTTACCGTCATCTATGATAATAATATTGCTCGTCCGGAACTCCGTCACTTCATATCCGCGGGCATATAACACAGGTTTAAGCCAATTCCAGACGTTTCGCCTGAAAGAACCGACTGTTTTGCCGCACATAGCAAAGTTCTGTTTATTGTATGTTTGCATTGCCCACAGAACAAAGCTAATAGCCATCGATACCGTTTTACCGGCTCGAATACTGCCGTCGGCTATAATTCCGTTGTAATTGAAGTAAGGGGATCCATGACACCACCAAGTAAATGCCTGCATTTGCCGCCGAGAAAACTCTTTAAACCGGATAACAGGTTCTATTACATTTCTCATTCATCCCACACTTTCTTCGCGGAATTTCTAAGTGCCTCCGTCAATCCATCATCAGCATAGTCCGTTTCGTTGATTTCTTTTTCCTTGTTGCCCGTTTTTATCTCAACATCGGAATCCCTTGCCTTTCTCTCAAGCCCTGCCCCTTGCACTAAATACTGCAGCAGTAACTTCGGGTACAATTCTTTAGATTTCATTTCCTTTAGCGCTTCCAGCGCCTTTTTTTGAATGAGCAGCCCGATTTGTGCCTGCTGCTCGTTCATTTTCTTAACAGCATTACAGGCTTCTGCAAATTCTTGCCGAGCCAGCTCGTTATCGTAAGCGCGGGCCCTCTCGACCCAGTTCCATTTACCGCACCAGCCGGTGATGAGTGCCCTTGATTTGTTCAGCCTTTGTACTACCCTTGTGCAAGATCTTTTATCCCCCATTTGGTAATAGAGTTTAAACGCGGCATAAGCTTCTGAAGATTCGCCTTTTTTACGCTCCCATTCGCATTCGGCTCTTCGCCTTCCCAAAAGTCACCACCTCCCGTTACTCTAAGGTGGCTCCCGCTTCTTCCATTACATCTTTAAGTGATTTTATCTCTCCGTCACGCTCCACCTTTATCTCAAGATTTCCGGATTCCTGTATGTACCGCCTTATAATCACATCACAATACTTCGGGTCAAGCTCCATAAGCATTGCTTTTCGACCCATCTTCTCGCAGGCAACCATCGTTGTACCGCTCCCGGCGAAGCTGTCCAGTACAATATCACCCGGTTTACTGCTATTCTCGATTTGATAAGCAAATAAGCCGACCGGCTTCATCGTCGGATGGTCTTCACTGCGGCTCGGCTTGCTCATGTCGATAACCGTTGTCTGCTTTCTGTCGCTGTACCAGTTATGCGGTGCCCCGGGCTTCCAACCGTAAAGACACGGTTCATGTTTCCATTGATAGTCTTGCCGCCCGAGAACCATTTGATTTTTGTTCCAAATCAAGCATTCCTTAACATCCCATCCGATATCCTTACAAGCGCCGCGGAAATTAAATCCTTCCGAATCCGCGTGCCAGATATAGAATGCGGATCCGGGCTTCATGTTATCGTTCGCCGCTTTGAATGCATCAACTAAAAACTGGCGGAAATCTCCGTCAGCCATCTTGTCATTCTCTATCGTCAATGCGTCTTTTGTCTTGCCGACATAAGCCACATTATACGGCGGATCCGTAATATATAAATCAGCCTGCCGCCCCCCCAGTAGCCGATTGACATCTTCCGGCTTCGTACTGTCGCCGCATAGTAGGCGATGGTCACCCATAATAAATAAGTCACCCGGTTTGGTAAATACCGTTTCCTGCGGCGCCGGAACTTCATCCTCTTCTATGTCGTCAGATGTCAACTGCTCACCTATCAGATCGGCTAAAGCGTCCTCGTCAAAACCGGTCAAATCCATATCGAAATTCTCGGTCTTCTGCAGGTCTTTTAGAATTTCGGAGAGTTTATCATTATCCATCTCCGCCAGTTCAGCTATCCGGTTATCCGCCAAAAGGTCAGCGTACTCTTCCGCTTCGGTCGCGTACTCCTGATACTCAACCGGCACCCACGCAAGCCTTGCGTCAATAGCTGCCAGCCTGCGGCCATGTCCTTTTACAATCAGTCCGCTTCGTTTTGATACCGTAATCGGAGCCCGCCACCCGGCACTTCGGATAATCTCGCCGAGAAGTTTTACCTGCTGCTCGTTATGTTGATTCGGATTTTGAGGATTCGGCTGTAGCTGTCCAATTGGCAAAATTTCATCGTATGAACAGAAAACCGCGACATCGTCCTTTGTGACAATACGCGGTTTTGCAGATGTTTTGTAA